CAAGGTTTGGCTGGTCAACGTGGCAGTGCCTGCGATGCGAGCAAACAGCTTGGCTTGTTCGCACACGGGGTAGGCTTTAGGCACCCCGTAAACCTCGCGGATGTTGATGATGATTTTCATGCTGACTTCCTTGCAGAGATACGAACCACATCGTAGGGCTCACCCTGGCTGCTGTGGGCTTTGATCAATTGGCGCGATGGCTTGAAGTGCATCGCAATCGACTGCCAGTCGACGCTGACTTTGCCGTCCAGTTGACTGATGGCGGCGCGGTAGAACAGGCCGTCGACCACCGACTCGCCGGACTCGACCAGCTCTAACCGCAAAGCGGCTTCCTCTTTCTTCAGGTCGGCGATCTGAGCTTTGACCTGGGCCATACGGTCGACGACGCGACCAAGGATGTTTTCAACTTGCATGCTTTTCTCCAAAAGACCAGGCAGTTGTCGGTCGCCTGGATACACCGCCAATGCCGAGCACGCCGGGCATTGGAAGGGGCCGAAGCCCCGACCATCACGCTACTTCGCAGGTCACTTCCGCGACGTCCATGATGTTGGCCAACCGACCGTTGGCGTTGATCGAGTATTCGATCTGTTCCAGCGTCGGCTTGTAACTGCCGCTGTAATCGGCCCACTGGCCACACTTGCGTGTGCCCTCGAACCACACCAGGTAGATGGCGTTGCCTCGCGGCACGCCCTGCACCGTGTACACCTGGGCATCAGGGTGCTCACCGCGCACCACCAACAGGCCAGGGCGAATGTCAGCTTTTTTGTACTGCATAACCTTCTCCAAAAGACCAGGCAGTTATCGGTCGCCTGGATACACCGTCAAAGGACAGCACGCTGCCCTTTGATCCTTCCTTCGCACTCGGCAGCCTGGGGGGCTGAGTCTTAGCGGTCTGGCCTTTAGGTTCCCTGGTCGGTACTGCTTACTCGGCTGGTTCCCTTTTTGTATCCCCCTGGTCCTTCGGGGCCGTCTCGTTTCCGAGCACAGCCCGATCATAGCAAGACATAGACAGTGCCTGTCAACTATTTTACAAACTGTTGTTGCGATTTCACATCAATTTTTTGGCCGGGTTTTGCCACTTGACCTTGGAAACCGTTATCCCCCATAATGTGGGCGGGAAGATGCGTCTTGCCAAAAACCGACTAACCAAGCCGCCGAAAGGCGGCTTTTTCATTGGAAAACCCATGAAACAAATCACCATCACCATCGGCGACGATGGCCAGATCACCGTCGAATCGAGCGAGGGTGGTGAGCCGTATCAGTGCAAAAGCATTGACGAGTGCCGCCAGTATGTCGACAAGATGCTGGCCGAAGAGGGCGGAGAGAGCCCGCAGGAACAAGCCACTGAAGGCCCGGAGGACTACGGCCAGATGTGGAACGAAGAAGCCGCTCAGCGGAAACCCCAACCCGGCCTGATGGCCTAAACCCCGGAGAACCACCATGCAAGAGTATTCCAACCCCGCCAGCCGTAACACCATGCGCGCCGCTGGCAACCCCATGAAAACCGGCGCGGCTATCGGCGGTGGCGGCAACGCTACCCAGGGCGCTGGCATGATCCCCGGCAAGGTCTCGGTGCCCATGCCTGGCACCAACACAACCCAGCCCGATTACAAGGGCGGCGGCTCCTACAAAGCGCCCGCAGGCTTCAACAACGGCCTGATCGCTGGCAAGATTTAATGCCCAGCCGGTCACCGGCCCAGGCCAGGATGATGGCCGCCGCAGCACACGACCCCGCCTTCGCCAAGAAAGTGGGCGTTCCCGTGTCTGTCGCGGAGGACTTCAACCGGGCCGACAAGGGTCGCGGCCTTCTAAGCAAAGCGATGTCCCATGGCAACAAAACCCGGCCTGTACGCCAACATCCAGGCAAAGCGTGAGCGGATCGCCGCTGGCAGCGGTGAGCGCATGCGCAAGCCAGGCAGCGAAGGCGCGCCCACCGCAAAGGCTTTCCGCGACTCAGCGAAGACTGCGGGCATCATCAGCAAGGCGATGAAGCGATGACCGCCGCCTGGCAGCGCAAAGAAGGCAAAAACCCCGAAGGGGGCTTGAACGCGAAGGGCCGCGCCAGCGCCAAGGCTGAGGGCATGAACCTGAAGGCCCCGGTCAAATCAGGCGACAACCCACGCCGGGCCAGCTTCCTGGCGCGCATGGGCAACATGCCTGGCCCAGAGCGCAAGAACGGCGAGCCCACCAGGCTGCTGCTGAGCTTGAACGCCTGGGGCGCGTCATCCAAGGCAGACGCCAAGGCCAAAGCGGCCGCGATCAGCAAGCGCAACGGCCTGGTGCGCAAGCACATGAAGGACTGACCCGTGAAGAAGGCAAGTCGAGCAAACGCACGCCACGCCGACCTGGCCGGAGCGCCGCCCAAGCTGGCGACGCTTGACGACCTGGAAGTGCCGACGGTTGCCAAGCCTGGGCGAGCGCATGCGTCCAACCGAAGCAGCAGCACCAAGAAGGGCGGCGAGCTGAAGATCAACCTCAAGGCCGTGGCGCAGGCCCTGGTCGATGAGGGCTACGACCCGGCCGTGGAGATCATCAGCATCCTCAAAAAGCAGGTGCCGATCTACGACAACAACGGCGTGCCCAAGATCGACCCGAAAACCAAGCAGCCGATCATGCGCGACGCCCTGGACCCAGATACCAAATTGCGCATGCTCAACGAGATGCTGCAATACACCCAGCCCAAGCTAAAAGCCGTCGAGATGAAGGTCTCTGGCCACTTGGATTTAACCAACGAGCAGCTCGACTCCAGGCTTGAGATGCTGTTTGCCAAGGCGATGAAATGAACGACTACAAGGGTTTCAACGTTCGGCCCATCTCCCCAATTACGGGTTTGCCCGAGGACTCGGGTGAACTGGAGCGCCCGGTCTACTACCAGCTTGGCAAAGACTTGACTGCCTACAGCCAAGGGCCATACGGCACGTTTCTCCCCGGCGGCATGGCTGCTGGCCTGATTGGCGGAGCGATGACCGGCCCTTACGACCGGCAGAACGCATTCCGCAGCGAGATGTTCAACGCGGGCCTTGCACCGAATGGGCCGCAGGGCCAGCCTCAGGCAAGCCGGGCCACAGCCAAGACTGGCCGCCTAGCCGGTGCGGTCAACCTGGGTAATGGCCTGATCGGCTTGCCCAACGGTGACGTGATGGACCATACCGGCACCGTGGTCGGCGGTGCCTGGAAAGGCGTCGTGGATCGCAACGGTGGATCGATTGGATGGGGTGTCGGCGTCAGCCCCAATAAGGGCGAGTATTCGCATGAAGGCAACAACCGCCCAGCGCCTTCCGGCGGCAACGACAATGGCGGCAACTATTCCAACGAAGGTCGCAACCGAGGCAGCGCCGAATGAAAATCGACGACATAGACCTGAGCAAGCTGGACCTCAGCAAGCTCACGATGGAAGAAAAGCTCCAGGTCTATGAGCTGATGCGCCTGCGCGACATTCGGGCAAAGCGCAATCGCCTGGCGGCCTACTCGGCCTATGCCAAGCAAGTCGAGTTCCACACCGCTGGCGCGTCGTTCCGTGAACGGCTCTTTATGGCGGGCAACCAGCTTGGCAAGACCTGGGCGGGTGCCTTCGAGGTCGCCATGCACGCGACTGGCCGTTACCCTGATTGGTGGAAGGGCAAACGCTTTCCCTATGCCACCAGGTCGATGGTGGGCTCCGAGTCTGCTGAGCTGACACGCAAAGGGGTGCAGCGCCTGTTGCTTGGCCCGCCTGAGATGCGCGACGAATGGGGCACCGGCGCGATCCCGCATGCTTGCCTGCGCGACACGTCGATGAAGCAGGGCGTGCCCGATGCCGTATCCAGCGTGGTGGTCCGCCACGAATGCGGCGAGGACTCGGTCATCCAGTTCAACAGCTACGACCAGGGCCGCACGAAGTGGCAGGCCGACACCGTGGACTTCGTCTGGTTTGACGAAGAGCCGCCGCTGTCGATTTACTCCGAGGGCCTGACCCGTACCCAGGCAACCGGTGGCCAGGTGTTCGTCACCTTCACGCCGCTGCTGGGCATGTCCGACGTGGTGAAGCGGTTCCTTGTCGACAAGCCTGCCGGGTCCAACGTCACCAGCATGACGATCTACGACGCGGAGCACTACTCGGACGAGCAGCGCGAAGCGATCATCGCCAGCTACCCGGAGCATGAGCGCGAAGCCCGCGCGAAGGGCATCCCTATCCTGGGCAGTGGGCGCGTGTTCCCCGTCGCCGAAGAGGCGATCAAGGTACGAGCTTTTCCGATTCCGCCCCACTGGCCGCGCATCACCGGCATCGACTTCGGCGTGGACCACCCGACCGCTGCTGTCTGGCTGGCGTGGGACCGCGACAGCGACACGCTTTACGTCACCGACACGTACCGCAAGAGTGAGCCCGGCATCGCTGGTCACGCCATGGCTATTCGGGCCCGGGGAGACTGGGTGCCAATCGCCTGGCCGCATGACGGCTTGCAGCGTGACAAAGGCGGCTCCGGCGAGCAGTTGGCCAAGCAGTACCGCGACCAGGGGCTTAACCTGCTGAAGGACAAAGCCACTTTCGAGGATGGCAGCAACGGCGTGGAGGCCGGTCTGTCCGAAATGCTGACACGCATGCAGACCATGCGTCTGCGCGTATTTGCCCACCTGGAAGACTGGTTCGAGGAGTTCCGGCTCTACCACCGCAAAGACGGCATGGTCGTCAAGCTCACCGACGACCTGATGTCAGCTACCAGGTACGCGATGATGATGCGCCGCATGGCCAAAACGCAGGAAGAATCCGAAGCCAGGATTCGCACCAATCGCCCACCAATCGCCCCGGCATTCGGGGTATTTGACGAAGTCACAGGATACTGAACATGAAACCGGCAATCGACGTCAGCGTTAAGCCCATGCCCCTGGCCAGCAAGATGCCGGGCATGACCCAGGGCATGTCGGTGGTCGCCACACAAGACCCCGCAATAGCAGGACCAATCCGAGGCCCCGGCACACCGCCACCAGGTGGCCAAGTGTCTCCCGGCACACTGGGTCGCACGTCAATGCGCCCGCCAGGCCCGGGTGAACAACAGCCGACCGGCGGCTTGATCGGCAATCAGATGTTGAGGAATAACCCATGATGCAAGACCCCATGGTCGAAGAAGACCAGCAAGCAGCCAAGGAGCGCCTGGAAGAGAAGCTGCAAGCCTTCGGCACCAATATGGCCCACCAGCGTGACGATTGGATTCGCTCGCGCTACAGCTACGGCGTGGACAAGCGGTGGCTTGAAGACGAGGACCAGTACAACGCCAAGGACAACATCAACAAGGCAGCCAGCCAGATGATGACCAGCGTGGAGCAGGGCTACCCCGTCACCACACAGCAGGCCAAGCCTCATCGGTCAACCGTCTACATCGGCCTGACACGTCAGAAGTCCAACGCGGCCGAGGCGCGCCTTGCCGACATCCTGCTTCCCACCGACGACCGCAATTGGGGTATCCAGCCCACACCTAAGCCTGAGCTGATGACCATGGCGCGTGATGGGCAAATGGCCGGTGACAAGCAGACAGGCCAACCCCTGACGAACCCGGACACCAACGAGCCGCTGCGCATGAAGGACATTGCCCGTGCTGCCATGGACGTGGCACGCAAGAAGGCCGAGGCCATGCAGTTGGAGATCGACGATCAGCTCACCGAGTGCGACTACAACGCCGAAGTGCGCAAGGTCATCCACAACGCGGCGGTCATGGGCACCGGCGTGCTCAAGGGCCCCATCGTCACCAACCGCACACGCAAAGCCTGGCAGCCGTACAAGGACATGGACGGCAACCAGATTCACACCCTGGAGATCGTTGAGGAGATCACCCCCGCGTCGTTCAGCGTGGACCCGCGCAACGTCTGGCCCGATCCAGGCTGCGGCGACAGCATCCACAACGGCAAGGGTGTTTATGAGCGCGAGCAGCTCACCGCCCGCCAGGTCCGTGAGCTGGCCAAGCAGCCGGGCTTTATGAAGGACCAGCTCCGCAAGGTGCTGGCGGAAGGGCCGAAGAAGTCGGCCACGTTCCAAGAGCTGAAGGACGAAGACCAGCGCGACATCGCGCGCGACGTGTATGAGATGTGGACCTACTGGGGCGAGGTCGAGCATGAAGACCTGGAAGCCACAGGCGTCAACATCGGAGAGCAGGACGAGCTGCGCAGCATCAGCGCATGCGTCGTGATGATCAACAGCACCGTGGTCAAGGCATTCCTGAACCCGCTGGAAGGTGGCGACCTGCCTTATGACTTTTTTGTCTGGGAGAAGGTGGCAGGTAGCGTTTGGGGTTACGGAGTGCCATACCTCATGCGCGCGCAGCAACGCGTGCTCAATGCGGCGTGGCGGCAGATGATGGACAACTCAGGCGTCACCAGCGGCCCGCAGATCATCGTCAAGGCTGGCACGATCCAGCCAGCCGACAAGCAGTGGCAGCTCAGCGCACGGAAAATCTGGTACGCCACCGACGACGTGGACGACGTGCGCAAAGCGTTCACGGCTGTCGAGTTCAACAGCCACCAAGCCGAGCTGGCCAACATCATCAAGATGGCGATGGAGCTGGCCGACCAGGAGACTGGCGTGCCCGCGATCACCCAGGGCGAGAAGGGCGCAGCGCCTGACACCGTGGGCGGCATGCAGATGCTGATGAACAGCGCCAACGTGGTCCTGCGCCGCCTGGTCAAGCAGTTCGACGACATGATCACCAAGCCGCACATCCGTCGCTACTACGACTACAACATGATGTACAGCACGGACGAAGAGATCAAGGGCGACTTCAGCGTCGACGCACGCGGCTCCAGCGCGCTGCTGGTGCGTGACATCCAGAACCAGTCATTCCTGAACTTACTTGCCGCTGCGGCCAATCCCACATTCGGCGTTTACATCGACACGCAGAAGCTGTTCGAGAAGGCGCTGCAAGCTCAGCACATTGATCCCAAGGACGTGTTCAAGCCTGAAGACGAACTAGAAAAAATCAAAGAGCAGATGGCCAACCCGCAGCAACAGCAGGCACCCGATCCGCGTGTCCAGGCTGCGCAGATTCGCGCGCAGACAGACATGGAAAGAGCCAAGGCCCAGAACGCGGGCGACCTGGCGGAGATTCAACTGCGCCAATCCATCATGCAGCAAGACGCCCAACTGAAAATGGCCGAGCTGCAAATGACGCGCGAGATCGAAATGCTGAAGATGTCGAACAGCCAGAACATCAGCCTGGAAGAGATCAAAGCAAAGCTGGCCGACACGGCTATCCGCGAACGCAGCAAAAAGGAAATCTACGCTGCCGAGCAAAACCTCAAACTCCGTACCGGTTCCGGTATCTAACGAAAGGACTTCACCATGGCTTCCATCAACGCAACCGTCAGCCGCGACACCGCACCAGGTGCGGTAATCGTTACCTGGGCGCTGGGCAACGCAGACACCGGTACGGCGTTCCAGTTGCCTGCCGCTGGCGACATGACCTGCCACACCTTTGGCACGTTCGGCGCGGCCACTATCACTTGGCAAGGGTCAAGCGATGGGACCAACTGGCACCCGATGACCCAGAAGGGCGGCACAGCCAATATGGCCTACACCACTACGGCCAACCACTCGCCAAACGAAATGCCTCCCTTCGTCCGCGCCATATCGGCTGGCGGCACCGGCACAGCTATCACGGCGTCCCTGTGCTTCTACCCGCGCTACATTAAAAACCAGTATTAAGCGGGCAGTAGCGAGCAGTACAACATGTTGCAAGAAAACCCCTTCCGCCCTATACTATGGGCAGGGGCCTTGCGCCCAAAAATACATAGCCAGGCAATGACCTGGCTTTTTTGATGGCATGAACGATTTCACTTCTGCAACCTGGCACCAACTGCGCAAATGGGCTGAAACAGAGCTTCAGCGCGCGCGTGTCAAAAACGACGCTGTCGGACTCTCCGAAAACGAGACCGCGTCGCTGCGGGGTGAAATCAAAATGCTCAAACGATTTCTCGACTTGCCGAATGAGGCAACTCGGGGTGTGGTGGTCGAGCCGGACGAATAGTCCCGCATGACCGTGTGAGTAGGCCGCCCTTGGGCGGCTTTTTTATTGGAGAGCATTGTGGAAGAAAACCAACTGTCTCAGGAAGAGGCGCAAAAACTTTGGAACGAGGAAGCTGACAAGCTCGATGCCGGTGATCAAACACCCGCGTTTGAGACTCAAGCGTCTGTGCCGGGCACCCCGCCGCAGGAAAACCCCGAGCCAACAGCAACTGCCCAGGAACAGGTGGCTGATCCACTAGCTGGACTCCCGGAGGAAGTGAAGATTGCCCTGGGCAAGATCACCCAACTGGAACAGCAAAATGCTCAACTGCTGCACCACGTAAAGACTGCCGAGGGTCGCGTGGCCGCGATACAGCGTGAGTTCCAACAAGGACGCCAAGCAGCGACTTCGGTCGATGCGGCTCCGAGCCAGGGACAAATGGCTGCCGCTGCCAAGAACCCCGAGAAGTGGGAGCAGCTCAAGCAAGATTTTCCCGAGTGGGCGGGGGCGATGGAAGAATACGTGGGCTCAAAGCTCGACGGCATGCAAAGCGGCGTACAGGCAGACCAGGTCATGCAGTACGTGCAGCAACAGCTTGCGGTAGAGCGCGAGAACATGAGGACTGCCATTGAAGAAGCCCGAGTCGAAGGCCGGTACGAAAACTGGCGCGATACGGTAAACACGCCCGAATTCGCGCAATGGTTTGCGATCCAGTCTCCCGAGGTGAAAGCCTTGGCTGACAGCTCGGCTGCGAAGGACGCGATCAAGATGTTGGACATGTTCCACAAACTGAGCGCCAAATCGACATCGGAAATCAAGCAAGAGCGTGAAGCACGTCTCGCTGCGGCTGCGACGACTCGACCCGGCCAGACACCGCCGCCCAAAACATTGGACGACATGTCGCCGGAGGAACTGTGGAACTACGAGGCCAAGAAGCGCGAGGAACAACTCGCAAAACGCGGCTACTAACCCTCTCTTTTTGTAAGGAATTTTCAAAATGGCTATTCAAAATTACGGCACAGTCGCATCGCGGAATTTGATCCGCGCCGCGCAAGGCATGCTTGAGCACGCCCAGCCCATCACCGTCCTTGGCGACTTCGGTACTCAGCGCGAGATGCCGCAGAATTCGACTGACACCTTGGTGTTCCGTCGTACTCTGCCCTTCGGCGCAAGCACCGCAGGAACCACGATTGAAAACAGCTCGCGCTATGTGGGCACGCCGGACATCACCGCTTCCAACTTTGTGTTGGCAGAGGGTGTGACTCCCAACTCCAACACCATCTCTTTCCAGGACGTGTCCGTTCAGCTCCAGCAGTACGGTGTGTTGTTCAAGTACAGCTCGAAAACCGAGCAACTGTACGAAGACGACATCCCCGGCGAGATGGTCAAGCTGACTGGCGAGACCCTGGCCGAGGTGATGGAGCTGGTTCGCTACGGCGTGTTGAAGGCCGGTTCGACTGTGATCTACGCAAACGGCTCCAGCCGCTCTGCCGTGAACACCGCGATCAGCCTGAATGCAATCCGCAAAGCAGCACGTACCCTGGAATCCAACCGTTGCCGCCGCGTGACCAGCCGTCTGGCTCCTGGCGTGAACTTCGGCACTCGCGCAGTGCAGCCTGCCTATGTGGTTTTCTGCCACACTGACGCAGTGTCTGACGTGCGTAACCTGCCTGGCTTCACCCGCGTGGAAGAGTACGGCAGCTTCAAGCCAATCCACGACCGTGAGATCGGCGCTTGCGAAGACTTCCGCTTCGTCAGCTCCCCTCTGCTGAAGTCGTTCCTGGCTGCTGGCGCATCGGTCGGTTCGTCCGGCATGCTGTCCATCGGCGCATCCAACGTGGACGTGTACCCCTTCATCGTTATCGGTGAAGACGCATGGGGCCAGGTTGCGCTGAAGGGCATGTCTGCCATCAAGCCTGTGGTGTTGAAAGCATCGCAGACCAACCACGCTAACCCGCTGGGCCAATTTGGCTACGTGGGCGCTTCGACTTGGTTCGCTACCGTGCGTTTGAACGACGCATGGATGGCCCGTATCGAAGCCGGTGTGACCGCTCTGTAATGACCAGGGGCCAGGGTGACCTGGCCCCGTCTTAACCAAAGGAAATCATCATGGCCGCTGAATCGTTGAAACAACGACTCCCACGCATCCCTGACCGCCTTACCGAACAAGAGCTAACAGCTTTGCTGAACGCCCTGGTAAATGGTCTCCAAGCCACTATGGCTCAACTGGACGCAGACACCGGTGTCGCTGACACCACCTACGCTGCAAATTTCGCAACCTATATCGTTGACTAAGGAACCTCACCATGTCTTACAACATCGAACAAGCCAATAGTGGCTTTCTCTCGCTCACCTCGGCTGGCTTGGCTGCTGGTACAACCACTGGCACTTTCAAAACTGCCAACACGTTGACCTACACCAACAACGGCGTTTTCAAATCCAAGTCGGCTACCGACAACCTGACTTTCAGCACTGGCCACACGGCCCTGGCTGCGAACCAGGCTTGCCTGTTTGCTGTGTGGATTGACACCAGCGG